GTTACTATTGGAGCTGGTGGAACTGATGCTGGAGATAATGGTGAAAATTCTTCTATCGTAGGAAGTGGCGTAAGTATTATTTCTCTTGGTGGAGGTTCTGGAGCCGCTCAGGGTGGCCCCGCTCCTATTGGGCCACAAGCCGCAGGAAACGGTGGTTCTGGTGGTGGCGGTAGTTATGACGTCCCGACTGGTCAAACTGCTGGGACAGGAAATCCAGCTCAGGGATTCCCAGGCGGTAATGGAGAAGCAAATGGATCAAGATATCCCTGCGGTGGAGGCGGAGGAGCGGCGGCAGTAGGCCACACTTATCCAGCCCACAGTAATATTGACGGCGGGGCAGGAAAAGCTGTATCTATTACAGGAACAAGTTATTACTGGGCAGGTGGAGGTGCAGGATCTAATCATTCTCCTTCTGTTTCAGGATCAGGTGGAATTGGAGGTGGAGGTAAAGGGATGACCTACACAACTGGAGCATCGGGTTCTGCTGGTGGTTCCGCAATTACTGCTGACGCAGATAGAGCTGGTGGAACAAATACTGGTGGCGGTTCAGGAGGCTCAACTTGGTATGATACTTCTGGAGACTGTAATGGTGGTAGTGGCACTGTAGTTCTTAGAATTCCTACAGCAAACTATTCTGGTACAACTTCTGGTGTTCCAGGTGGACAAATTACAACAGATGGAAGTGATACGATTATAAGATTTACTGGGACTGGATCATATACAGGATAGGAGAAAAATTTAATGGCTCATTTTGCAAAAACAGAAGATGACATTGTAGTACAAGTCCTTGTTGTGCATAACGATGTCTTGAAGGATGAAGATGGAGAAGAACAAGAACAACTTGGTATTGATTTCTTAGTTGGTATTTATGGAGATGGAACATGGGTTCAAACTTCCTATAACAGAAATTTCAGAGGTAGATTCGCAGGAAAAGGTTATCGTTATGATAAAGTATTGGATATTTTTGTTCCACCTCAACCATACGATTCTTGGATTTTGAACGAAGTTACAGGTGATTGGGAAGCTCCTAAAGAAAGGCCAGAACATACGCCATCTCCAGATTTTCACTATATCTGGAATGAAAGTGAACTTGATTGGGAGAAAATAATACATAGTGGATAGATATTATTATCTAACAAATGCAATCGCTGAAAAAGATTGTGATAATTTTTTAAGTCAGTACAGTAATAATAAATTTGAAGAAGCTAAAACAGGTGATACTGCCACAAGAGAGGAACAAAGGGAATATAGACAATCAGAGGTACAGTGGTTACAACCAAATAATGTAATAGTAAGAGCGATATGGTCGTATGTAATTGACATAAATACGCAACATTTTAAGGCTAATCTTACTGGGTATGAAGGAGTCCAGTTCACTAAATATAAAGCTAATGGTGACAATTATAAATGGCATAAAGACACTTTAGAGAAACACGATAAGACTCAACGAAAACTTTCAGTTGTAGTACAGTTATCTAAGCCAGAAGATTACAAAGGTGGCGAGTTACAATTATTTAATGGAATGAAGGAACCAGAAGAATTACCAATAAAAAATCAGGGTAGTCTTATAGTTTTTAAATCAGAAGAATGGCATCAAGTAACTCCAGTAGTTGAGGGAACGAGATATTCCATAGTCATGTGGGTCAATGGCCCAGCTTATGTATAGAGTTAGTTCGGTACATCCTCCAACTTTAGGATGGTTAGAAGTTGTATTAGAAGATAGTGAAATTAATTTTCTTTGGGAATGTATAAAAAATAAAAAAGAAAATGCTAAATCTAAATTAGTAGGAAATATAACAAATAGTTTTGATTTAGTTGATAAAGATGATTGGTTTTTTAAGAATGTTCTTGATCCTTTATGTAGTAGTTACACAAGCGAATTTATAAATGTAGGCGAAGATGTTCCTTTAATAAATTCGCACCCATATTGTTTAAATGGATTTTGGGTTAATTATCAAAACCAAACAGAGTTTAATCCTTTACATCGTCATCTTGGTATTTACAGTTTTGTGGTTTGGATGAAGATACCAACAGATTTTAAAGAACAGGAAAAAACCACGGCTGCTAAGTCAGCAAAAGAACAGGTAATATCATCTTTTAAGTTTCAATTTCTTAATATATTTGGAGATATAATTGGGCATAAATACGGAATGTCACCAGAGATGGAAGGAATGATGTTATTTTTCCCATCCAGATTAAATCATGTTGTTTACCCGTATTATGAATGTAAAGAAGATAGAATTAGTATTTCGGGCAATATTTTTATAGATGTATAAAATTATTCGACAAGCAATATCCAAGGATTTAGCTGCTTTTTGTTATAATTATTTATTATTAAAAAGAGATGTTGCTAAATTTCTTATACATTCAAAGTACATGGCCCCAACTACTGGTTTATTTGGAGTGTGGAATTGTCCTCAAGTACCTGGAACATGGAGCCATTATAGTGACATAGCGATGGAAACCTTGCTTAAAAAATTACAGCCACTTATGGAAACGGAAACAGAAATAAAACTACACCCAACTTATAGTTACGCCAGAATATACAAAAGAGGTGACATTCTTGAGAGGCATAAAGACAGATACAGTTGTGAAGTTTCTACCACTTTAAATTTAGGTGGTGATCCTTGGCCTATATTTTTAGAACCTTCGGGTAAAGAGGGAGAACAGGGAATCAGTATGTTATTAGAACCCGGGGATATGTTGTTATACGATGGTACTAACCAAGAACATTGGCGAGAAGCATTTGAAGGTGAAAATTGTGGCCAAGTATTTTTGCATTATAATAACGTATCATTAGATACAGCATCAAAAAATAAATATGACACAAGACCTTTTCTTGGTTTACCGGAATATTTCAGAGGATGTGGTGTAGATGATGGTTAGGTTACTGTGTTACGTAGCAATAATAATTGGTGCATTATTTTTATTAATGTCTCCAGGATTTAAATACTAATGTTACATGAATTACTTTATTTATTTTATAATATGTTTAATATTAATACCTTCTACACTATACGCTGCCGATAGTAATACTGTCAGCTCTTCAACTGTGTCTTCAACTGTCACTGGTACAACTACAGTAGATAGAACACCAAGTACAGCTGCCTCTCCTAATGTAATTATAAATAATCAAGATGTATGTACCACTGGTATCAGCGGTGCAGCTCAATCTGCATGGTTTGGTGTCTCTATAGGTAAAACTATTAGAGACGAGAACTGTGAGAGATTGAAACTTGCACGTTCGCTATACGGTATGGGTATGAAAGTCGCTAGCGTTAGCTTAATGTGCCAAGATACCAGGGTATTTCAAGCTATGGAAATGGCCGGTACTCCATGTCCTATTGATGGAAAGATTGGAGAAGCGGCTAAACAGATATGGGATAAAGAACCGTGGCGTAGACCAGACTACCAGGAATGGAGAGAGAAACGAGAAAATAAAGATAAGGTCAAAGAATTAGATACATATCATAATGATGAGGTACCGGACTGGGATGAAGATTATTAAAATAGGACTAATTATTGCTTTTATGCTATGGGCAATTTTTTCGATTGGAAAGGCAGATGCAGATACAGCAACAACTGCTGATGTAACAGAGAAGAGTGCAGGCGCAACTCACGAATGTACCAGAACTGGTGGTCAATGTGGAGCTGACCCCCGTACTGATATTTGGTCAGATGGTGGGACTGATGATGATGTAGTTTATTGGGATCAACATAATGACAAAGGATTTGAAATTTATAATGAAATTAGTGCGTTTTTAACAGAAGAACAAATGCTTGCAGGATTTACTATGGATAGTGCTATTGGTGTTAGAGATAGAAATTCTGTTGGTGGTGATCCATTTAGTGTACAGATTAAAGTTACAGATGGAACAACAACATATTCAGATACTCAAGAATTTACAATGGCAGCCGGTTCTGCATATGAAACAGTAACTAGTCAATTAATTGTTCCAGAAAATACTCTTGCGTATTCTCTTGCAACATTTGGATTAATTATGATAGGCGATAGTTTATCTGGTGGTTATGCAGGACCTCAGACTAATGCAATTAATTTAACTGCAACATATGAATTGGTTACACAAGTAGAGAATATTATCAATGATTTAGTTGCATCAGCTGTTGATGACATAATTACAGATACGGGTGTATCTGCTGTAGATACAGCAACAATGGATATTACTGTTGCAACACCAAGTGGAACACAGAATATTAGTGTTGGAGTAACAGCATCACCAGCAGCAGTCACATTATCTGTTCCAACTGTAGCTGGTAAGATAGAGGCCATCCAGATTGATACAGGTATGGCATCTGCTGATAGTCAACCAGAGCCAGTAGCAGAGGTCGCAGAAGCAGTAGCGGAAGTGGAATCTGCCGTTGAAGAGCAAGAGTCTAGTTCTGAACAGAAGGAACAAAAAGAAGAGAAGGAAGAGACAAAAGAAACTAAAGCAGATAAAGCAAAAGCAGTACAAGCTATAGTTACAAGAGTTTTACAAGCAGTTTCAATGGCAGGAGGAGATACAGATAGTACTAAATTAGCATTAATGGGTATTCTTGGAACACCTGGGTTTAGTTCTTATCAACAACAGGAAATACCGGACGTTGCATTTTATGATACAACTGTAGCATATGAGTCTATTACATACATTGATCCATTGAGTAATATATTTAATCTAGGGTCCGATTCTATGATGAATAAAATGATTGATTCACAATACAAATAGGATAGATATGGAAGTTGAATACGGTGGAATAAAGGCAACTGGTGGTAAGTTATTCGTTATTATATCTCTATTAGGGACTGTTGGTGCTGGACTTTGGGGTGGATTTGAATTCTACAAGGACTATCAGGACATGAAGGCTCAGATTACGTCTTACGTAGCACCTGATCTCTCTGGGATTGATAAACAAATAGGAATCTTAGATATCGAAGTTAATGACACGAAACAACTAATTAGTAGTGAAATGCGTTCTATGAAAGCAATTATAGATGAAGCCCAGGACACTACAAGAGATATAAGAACAACTATGAAGACAGATATCAATCTATTCTCAGATCAAATAGCTGCAATAGATAAACGGTCTAGAGAAGATGGGCTGGAAACAAGATCGGCTATGAGGAATGCTGAGAACGAAGTAAGGCAATTAATAGCAGATACATCCAAGCGCTGGGATGATAAGCTACAAAAGGTAGACAATAAGCTACAAAAAGTGGATAATCAGATAGAAATGTTAGAAGATAAGCTAGATAAGAAAATTACTAAAGCACTTGAAAATCCATTAGCAGCAATGAGCAAGACAAAGTGAGGAATCAATGGATAAGCTAAATGAGATGTTGATAGGTACTTTAGCTGTAATGGGCGCATTTATAACAAAAAGAGTATTTAATAATCATGATACGTTAAGCGAACGTATTACTGCTCTGGAAAAAGTAGTTTTAACTAAAGAAGATCTTAATACGGTTGAACGTAATGTAGAAATGATTGTTTCTCATTTAATTACTAAAGGAAAAAGTAGTGGTCAGTAATCTAACTTTTGTTTGGTGTTTGGTAGCGGGAGCAGTAACCTTAGCTATGTGGTTAGGAGTTAATAATTAATAATTGGAGAACTAAAATGATCGCAACAATAATTGGTTTTATTGATAAAGCAATGCCAGGACAAAAAACTTATGTATTAATGATTCTAGGCGTTGGAATGACAGTATGTCAAATGTGGGGTTTTCATTCTTTTTCACAAGAAGCATGGGGTCTGCTGGGTATAGGCGGTGCTGCTACTTGGAAGATGGGCATTGACAGAGGGAAACCTGCAGTTAAAAAATGAATGAGCTGATCATTACGATCATGCTGATAATACCGTCTCCACATAAATTAATTGATTGGTCTGTGAATGAAATACCGACACAAATACAGATTATTCATAAGTCAGGACTTGAAGTGAGCTACACTGCGACCCCTGTATCTTGTAAATTTCAACCCAGGCATGATCGTGAAATGGTATTCAGGTCCCCGAACAACCGTTGTTATTCTGTGTATGATTTAGGTAGCCCAAGGTTTGTTAGACATCCAGATCACTGGTATAAAGTTGAACTTCCTGAGCCCCCATTAGTAAACTTAGGAGAATAAGTTATGGATATAGCTGCGATGTTTGAAGGACAAGGATGGTTCGCAATAGCAGGACAAATAGTACTTGTATTTACAGCAATCACTGGTTCTTTACCTGATAGATTTGTTCAAAAGATTCCAGTACTTGGAACTGTTTGGCCTATTTTCAATTGGTTAGCAGGTAATGTATTTAACAATATTAATCATCCAAAAGGGATGGCCGCTCAAAATGATGTGGAAAAAGAAATCGATGCAGCTAAAGCAAAAGTTCGGGATAGGTCTGGTATGCCTGATGTTCTCGATGGGATGTAGTCTTCCTCTGGTCGAATTAATACCACCTGTATTTAATTTTGCTCTAGGGTTTTACGACCATAATGACTACTATTCCAAAGAATGTCTTTGGTATGACGAAATTAAGCTTAATGATGATACGAAGAAGTGGTTACTAGAAAGTAATCCCCCAGAAATTGTATCCGAAGATCTGTCTAAAGTCAGTAGAAACAATGACATATACAGAGAAGTATGCAAAGAGCATAAAAGTATGGTGGATAAAATGAAAGATAAAGCAGACAGAGTAATTAATAAAACCTTGACGGCAACCGAGGAGGAAGAAGATGGCTAAAAAATTAAGTTCTGATGATAAAGTAAAATTAGTGGAAGATAAGTATAATTCTTCTTATGACCCAGAATTAGATGAATTCAAAACTGACTATACTGGTAAGGAGAATACAAGATATAAACGCACTTATCCGTATCTAAGTGGAGAAAGCGCAGCAGGGCCAGATCTTATGAATATACATAAGAAGTTTGGGGGTAAGATGACAAATGCTGCACGAGTTACAATAAATAGAAACCGAGGTAAAGACGCCAGGAAAAAGCCTAAATATAGTAAATAGGGGGAGCATGGCTAAAGATAAGAAATGGATTCAGAAAATGCATATGAAAAAGGATGCTTTGAGAGATACAACTAAAACACCAAAAGGTAAGAATATTACTAAAAAGGCTTTAGATAAAGCATCAAAGAGCAGCAACCCTACTACACGTAAACGAGCTGCCTTAGCGAAAACTTTCAGAAGCTTCAGGAGAAACGCGTAATGCCTAGAGGAAAAGGGACCTACGGTACTAAACGGGGCAGACCTCCTAAGAAGAAAAAGAAGAAGTCTCCACCAATTAAACGAAAGAAGAAAAAGACATGAAGATATTTCTCTGGATTATAGGAGGTGCAGTAATCCTTTGTGCTGCATTAGGTATTATCTATATTGCTGCTCTATCAAGAATCCATTAGAATTTACTATTTACCCACTTGTAGAATACATATAAGCCCATCAGCATTAGTATGTAAATAATACCGTCAAACCAGGGGATCTCATTTAAGAAATCTGCTGTATCTCCAGATAGCTCTCCAATCATAGCCTCTCCTTAAGAATAGATCCAAACTACACCAGCAGTCTTATTAGCATCTACATCTACATGTATAAAATTCTTCGCAATCCCAACTCTATCAAATATCTGAAAAGCGGCGTTAAGTAGTTGATATCGTTCACCAGAACCTGTGTATCCTAGGTCTGCCGCCCAGCCTCCTATATGAGAGCTAGTCTCGCTAGCTCCTATATTTCCATTATGTCTAGCGCATCTAACCCCACTATTAATTACAATTGATCTTCCTACAAGATCTCTGACTTGTTGTACTTTTACTGCAAGTTCTTGTTTAATACCGGCTTCTCCACACCCACATTTACAAGCATATTCTTCTTTATTAAAATTCTGTGTTAGGTCTCCCATATTAGCTCCTTTTGTGTATTGTAACCATTCTTTCGTATCAAGCCACATCTTATTGATTTACTTGTTGTTTAAATGGATCATAAGCCTTAAATTTAACAACTCGTCTAGCTGTAATAACTGCTGGTTCACCTGTCTTGGGATTGCGCCCATCTCGCTCAACCTTATCTCTAGTAATAAAACAACCAAAACCACGAATAGTTACTCTTCCATCCTTAACGATTCCATGTTTAACACAATCTAAAACTGTTGATATATAGTCTTTTACTTCATTTTGTGTAGTATCTAATGCTTTAGCAATGTTATTTGTTAGTTCTACTTTAGTCATTTGGTCTCCTTAGGATATTTAGTGAATAATTCATCTACAACAGCTTGTAATCTAATTTTATCTCCTTCTACATCTGACTTAGGTGGGCGGTCATCTTCACACATATTTCTCATCTGAGCGTCTCTCAGAACGTATAAAGATGCTATCGCTTTAGTGATGTGGTGTAAATTACTATCTGGATCAATATCCTGACCTTCCCAATAATCAAATAGATGGCCTATAGTCGCATCAATATACACACTAGCACGGACTCCTGCAATACGATAGTTATGACGGCCGTATTTAATAGCTCCTTCTAGCATTCCAATACTAACTTCTTTAGTTACATTTGCTGGTAATCCTGAATAGAATCTAGGTTTTTTAGTTCCTATTTCGTCCTTAGGATTTTGTTTTTTAACTTTTCTAATAGACTCATTCCGTGATTTTTTTGGCACTCTCTCTCCTTTTTATATTCGTTTGACATGTTCCTCCCACACTTTTGACTACAAAATTTAGTATTTCTTTTATTTGTAGCATAATACGATTTTTTGCACATTATACAATTTTGTTTTCTAGCTCCAGGAGCGTATTTAGTTATCTCTGAATGGGTTGCAGGTTTTGATTTAGTATGCCTAGGATGTGTTTTCTTTCCTAAGTTTTTGTATACCGAACCGCTAACATTTATATGTGAGTTACTTTTATCTAATGCTGAGTCGTATATTATCTTGACTTCTTCTTTTGAAATTGTTTTACAATGTTCAAGTTTATTGGTTTTTTTATTTGGTCTATATATTTTAACTTCAGATAACATATTAATTCCTTTTGTATTAAATACCAATTTTTGCTATATACTACATGAATAAGCTATATTCTGGAGAATATTATGGGATCGGGTGAATTTAATTTTACAGATAAAGAATTTTTAGACTTTATTAATAGGATCTTAAAAAGCGACACCCCTATAGGAGATGAATTTAAACCTATAACAAATATAGACGATAGTTTTAATGTACATGGGTTAGATAGTCTAAGTACTATGATGTTTGTTATATGGATATGTGACTGTTTTGGTATTACAGAAAAACAATTTCAAGTACTTCTTGAACAACCAAATTTTAGTATCCGGACTTTAAAAGAGTTTGCAACTAAAACAGCTACTAAAACTTTTTCTTATAGTCAAGCCAAGGAGTATGCTAAACATTGTTTTTAACTCATACTAACTCTGTATACTCAGAAAAATTAACTTTATTAGATTATATCCCGTATCCCCAATATGTTCATCAAGTTGGAAATGGGGGCGGTCCAATGGTTACCCAAGGACTTAAACTGCTAACTGGAGAATTAGTTAATTATGTTCTTAAAGGGCAACACGGTGCTACAGCTGGAACGTATACATTTATCAATGACTTAATGGCTATTCCTACACTTAGAGTAGGACTTATAATAGCTTCAGGGAGTGCTTCATGGACTGGGTATACTTCAACTGTTCCTAAGACTAGTCAGTATCCTGCTTATAAAATAGTACCTATGGCAGTTACTCAGGTATATGCAGGTTATTTAGCTAGCCAACTAGGATCTTTTGAGTACATATCAACAGATAGTGTAAGCTGTATTAGCGGCCATTCTGCTTGGTATACTGCGTATAATCTATTGTCTCTCGAACGACTAGATGCAGTTGTAGTTGTTGCAGTAGATAATGGTCTGTCAGAAGAGTATTTACATGTATTTGGAGAACATAAATTAAGTAAATTGCTCGATGAAGAAGACGACCCAAATATTATAAAATTTCATCTAGGGCAAGCATGTAATATATCTGTATTTGAAAGTGTTCCATGTAATAATAGTACAACCAATGATATATTAGCTGAAATTAAAGATATACATGTAGCTGCTGAGTATCATACTTCTCCATTAGGTATTTCATGTAAGGGTAGTGGGTATAAGAAAGTTATGAATAGAGTTAGCACACATACTACCAGTAAGATTGATTTTATTAAGACTCATAGTACTTTTTCTAAAGATAATGAAATAGAAGACATACTAATTAAAGAGCAATTTGGAGATATTAGAACTATTGACTATAAATTACGCATTGGTCATACTATGGGGGTATCGACTGCTGTAGAAACAGCATTAGCAGTACAGGAAGAATCTGGTACGTTTCTTAGCTTAGGAGCCGGTATGGGTAATGTGTACTCATCTGCTGTAGTGGAGATTTTATGATATTTACACACGCTAGTATGATACAAGAAGGAGAATCTGCTTTATTTTATAGATTTGATAGATCTTTAAATGGGTATATGATAGCAGGAGTATTTATTGCTCCTAATACGGCAGCTAAGTTAAATTTCGTTAAGGTATGGAAATACTTCGTATCTGAAATAGTACAAGCAGATGACATATACGCCTCTATTCCTTTAGGAGTAACAAGTTCTATGTTTGAAAATTATATGAATTATCATGATACAATAAATGGCTTTAAGATATATAAGGTTGATAATTTTCTTAAAAAGCAATACAGTAGCTATGATAAACATAAAGAACAAGCTGGGAGTGATACATGAGTGAAACAGATACTGATAAATTAGATACTGATCAGACTGAAACTGATGCTTCTACTTTACAACCAGATTGGGAAAATCCACCTAGTCTTGCAGATCTTAAACAAGACCATGAATCTGCCCAAGTAGCGCATCAAGTTCATGTTGATGAAGTTGATGCTTGGTTAAGAGTACTTGATGGCGAACAAACTATTAATGCAAAACGTGGTCGTTCTAAGCTAGTACCTAGATTAGCACGTAGACAAGCAGAATGGCGTTACGCTGCTTTATCAGAACCCTTCCTATCCACAGATGATCTATTTAACACCTCTCCTCAAACATTTGAAGATAAAGATGCAGCCGTACAAAATGGCATGTTATTAAATTACCAACTTAACTGTCGTATGGATAAAGTAACTTTTATCGATGACTATATTCGTACAGCTGTTGATGAAGGAACTGCTATTGTACGTGTTGGTTGGGAATTTGAAGAAGGTAAGCGTAAAGTTTATGAAGATATAATGGAACAGCAGCCAGTAATGGACCCTAATACTGGTCAACCAGCTGTAGATCCTAATACAGGACAACCTGCAATGCAGGAAGTTAAAACTGGTCAAAAAGAAAAAATAAAAACTATTACTATTAAAAATCAACCAGTATTAACGGTATGTGATTATAACAATTTAATATTAGATCCTACTTGTGAAGGAGATATAGATAAAGCTAATTTTGCTGTTTTTAGTTTTGAAACTTCGTTATCTGAACTTAAAAAAGATGGACGGTATAAAAATCTTGATGATATTAATTTTGAAAGTGCTTCAGTATTAGCTGAGCCTGATCATGCAATTAATTCAGATGACGACTCTTTTACATTTCAAGATAAAGCACGTAAAAAAGTAATTGCTCGTGAATATTGGGGGTATTGGGATATTGATGATACTGATGAAGTTAAACCTTTCGTAGCTACCTGGGTAGGTGATACTTTTATTAGAATGGAAGAAAATCCTTACCCAGATAAAAAGCTTCCTTTTGTATTAGTTCAATATTTACCTAGACGTAAAAATATTTATGGAGAACCAGATGCAGCTCTTATCGAAGATAACCAAAAGATCGTGGGCGCTGTTACTCGCGGCATTATTGATATTATTGGGCGTAGCGCTAGTGGGCAACAAGGTATTAGAAAAGATGCCCTTGATGTAACTAATGCTCGTAAATTTGAACGAGGTGAAGATTATAAGTTTAATGCTAATGTAGATCCTAAACAAGCATTTCATATGGAAGTTTATCCTGAGATCCCACGCTCTGCTCTTGAAGTATTAAATATGCAGAATAACGATGCTGAAGCCTTAACAGGTGTTAAAGCATTTACGCAAGGTATTTCAGGACAAGCATTAGGAGCCACTGCTACTGGTATTAGATCAGCACTTGATGCTACATCTAAACGTGAACTAGGTATTCTGCGTAGACTTTCAAATGGATTAAATCAAATTGGCCGTAAAGTTATTTCAATGAATTCAGAATTCCTGGAAGATGAAGAAATTATTCGTATTACCAATGAAAAGTTTATCGCTATTAATCGAAATGATTTAGGAGGAATGTATGATATTAAGCTCAATATATCTACTGCTGAAGCTGATGAACAAAAAGGTAGTGAATTAGCATTTATGTTACAAACTATGGGTAATACAATGCCTCCAGAAATGAGTCAGATGATTCTAGCAGATATTGCTAAATTACGTAAAATGCCTGATTTAGCTAAACGTATATCAGAATACCAACCTCAACCTGATCCTATGGCTCAAAAGAAAGCTCAACTTGAAGTAGCACTATTAGAAGCACAAGTTGCTAACGAATCTGCTAAGGCTAAAGAGAATGAAGTGGATGTACATCTTAAGAAAGCTAAAGCTGCAACAGAACAGGCTAAAGCAAGAAGTATGCATAGTGGTGCAGATATGGCTGATCTTGATTTTGTTGATAAAGAATCTGGAGCCAGAGATATGCGAGAAATGGATTTAGAAGGTAGAAAACATACTGCTGCTATGCAAGGTAAAGAACAAGATAGACGAGCTAGAATGGATGAAAAAGAACATGATAGATTATCTAATCTTGATAAAGCAGCGTTTGATTCATTAACTAAAACACAAGGGGGAGTATGACAGATTTAGAACAAGTTGAAATCCAAATTGATATGGCTAATAAGTTACGAGCGTTAAGAGATAACTGTGTTAAATTAACAGCTAGTGAAACATGGAAAGATGTCATTGATACAGGTTATTTTAAAGAAGAAGCGGCTCGTTTAGTTATGGCTAAAAGTTCTAATCTTAGTGCTGAACAAATGAAATTAATTGATAACATGCAATATGGTATTGGAGCTTTAGCTAATTATATTGAATCAGTTATGAGACGAGGCGCTGAAATGGATCAAGCTATAGGTGAACATGAAGAAACTCGTGATGAAATTTTAGCTGAGGAGATTAAAGTATGACTCAAACTTCCTTAGGCTTATCTGATGCAGAATTTTTAGAAAAAGATCCCGCTGAACTTTTAGCTACAGAAGAAAAGCCAGCTGAACAAGAAATTGAATCATCAAATCAAACTGATGAGGATAAGGTTGCTACCTCCGAAGAGGAGGTAAGTGAAGCACAGGAGCAAACTGAAGACGAAACTGTTAAGGAAGAAGTAAGCCAACCTGAAGGGGATACCCAGAAGGAGCCTGAACCTTTCGCTGATAGTGGTACGACAGAATCTCTTGATACTAGTAAGAAAGACTCGCCTGATACGAAGGGGGATACTCCGGAAACTACAGAGTTTGATTACGAAAGTGCTTATAAAAAGGTGTCTAAACCTTTCAAAGCCAATGGTGTAGACATGCAGGTTAGGAATCCTGAGGATATTATCCGTCTAATGCAGATGGGTGCTAATTATCAGAAGAAAATGGGCAAACTAAAGCCCAATATGAAGATAATTAAGATGTTAGAAAACAATGAGCTTCTTGATGAAGCTAAATTGAATAATCTAATTGATTTATCCAAGAAGGACCCTAAGGCTATCACTAAGCTTATTCAAGAAAGTTCTTTAGATCCTTTAGAGATTGACAAAGATGCTCCAAATGATTATCAACCTAATAACTACTCTATTACAGATAAAGAGTATGAACTAGATCGAGTACTTGATGAGATTAAAACAACTAATACTTTTGATAAAACTATAGATGTTTTAACTAAAGATTGGGATGCTGAAAGTAAAACGACAGTTTCAGATAATCCTGAAATAATTAGTGTAATTAATAATCATATGAGTAATGGAGTATTTGATCAAGTAAACACAATAATGCAGCGAGAAAAAACATTGGGTAAACTAGATGGAATTCCTGATGTAGAAGCTTATCGCCAAATTATTGAACATATGCATAAATCTGGACTTATAGTAGATCCTAGGGATAATAATCTAAATCCAGCATCTAAAGTATCAAGTAAAACTGACGAAAAAGCTAATGCTGATCGTGATAAAAAACGAAAAGCAGCAGCACCGGTCAAGCAGACTACTACAAAAAAAGTTTCAACTGAAGAAGACTTTTTAGGTCTGTCAGATGAAGAATTTATGAAGAAGTATGCTGTCCGGTAATTAA